AATCAAGGTCTTAAAACCGAGATTGCTGAAGACTTTATGACTTCCTTACAAGCAGTGTTCAAAGAACATTATATCGAGGTTCCAGAAGGTAAAGAAGACTTAATCGACGATCTAGCCGAGCAAGTATCTGAACTAGAAGAATCTTTAAATAAATCCACAGAAGATAATATCTCTTTACACAACAAAGTCTCATCTTTCGAGAAAGACCAAATTGTTAGAGAAGCATCTTCAGGGCTTGCAGAAACTGAAGCCGAAAAATTAGCTAAACTCTGTGAAGATGTTGAGTTTGATAATATAGATACTTTCCAACAGAAAGTTGACACTATCAAACAATCATATTTCAAAGGTGAAGTTAAGGAATCGGTTGACGAAGTAAATAGCATGGTAGGTGAAGACGAGGCTCCGGTCGAAGTCCAATCCGACACTATGTCTAGATACACTCAGGCTATAACTAAATTTAATAAGTAATCTTAAAGGGGAAAACAAATGTTTAACGCAGATTCACAATTAATCGAAAAATGGTCACCAGTACTAGATCACGAAAGTGCTCCAGCTATTGAAGACCGCTACAAGAAAGCTGTTACAGCTAGATTGTTAGAGAACCAAGAAGTTGCTTTGAGAGAAGAACAAGCACAGGCGCAAGGAAATTACATTTCTGAAGCAGCTGCTGCTAACAATATTGGTACAGGTTCAGCTCCGAATAACATCGGAACTTTTGACCCAGTATTGATCTCTCTCGTAAGAAGAGCAATGCCAAACCTTATTGCATATGATATCGCAGGTGTTCAGCCTATGACTGGTCCTACTGGACTTATCTTTGCAATGAAATCAAAGTACGCAACTCAATCAGGAACAGAAGCATTCTTTAATGAAGCTGATACTGATTTCTCTGGAGCAGGTACACATCAAGCAGACCCAACAGGTCTATCTGGTGTTTCTGATGCAGACACTGACGGTACAATCGCAGATGAAAGCGACACAGTCTCAACATTCGGTGCAGGTATAGCTACCTCAGCCGCAGAAAGACTAGGTGTTGGCGAATCAGGCGACGGTGCATTCGGTGAGATGGCTTTCACAATCGAGAAAGCTACAGTAACTGCTAAATCAAGAGCATTAAAAGCTGAGTACACAATGGAACTAGCACAAGATCTTAAAGCCGTTCACGGCTTAGACGCAGAAGGCGAACTTGCTAATATCTTATCATCTGAAATCCTAGCGGAAATCAACAGAGAAGTTATTAGAACAGTTCTAAAAACTGCTAAAATCGGTGCACTTCAATCTTCAACTGCTACTTCAGGTATCTTTGACGTCGGTACAGACTCAGATGGTAGATGGATGGTAGAGAAGTTTAAAGGTCTAATTATGCAACTCGAAAGAGAAGCTAATGTTATCGCTAAAGAAACAAGAAGAGGAAAAGGTAATTTCGTATTATGTTCTTCAGACGTTGCTTCAGCTCTAGCAGCTGCTGGTCTATTAGACTACACTCCAGCTTTATCAGCTAACTTGAATGTTGACGATACTGGTAATACTTTCGCAGGTGTCTTAAATGGCAGAATGAAAGTTTACATTGATCCATATTCAACTGTTGATTTCGCATGTGTTGGTTACAGAGGTTCAAATCCATATGACGCAGGACTATTCTATTGTCCATACGTTCCTTTAACTATGGTTAAAGCAGTTGGTGAGAATGACTTCCAACCTAGAATGGGATTCAAAACAAGGTACGGCATGATTGCTAATCCTTACGTAGCTATTGATGGGACTGTCGGTGCAGATAGATCCAACCAATACTTCAGAATCTTCAGAGTTGACGACATCATGGTGTAAACCTGATTAGTTAAATCTAATTCGATTAAGGGGCACTTCGGTGTCCCTTTTTTTGTAGATTAGTTTTTTAGGTCGTATAAATAGTATTACATTATGAAAAAAGAGGTACACATACATGGAAGCAATGACACTATTGTTATTGCCATGGGCGATATTAGGCTGGTATCTTCTTTTGCAGGATCGCAAATTTCACAAAATGATGAAATCAGGTAGACTCCACAAAGTTATTAGGAAAAATATAACATAAAATGGCATTAACAACCAACAAGAACTTTTTAAGCCCAGTAGGGTTTAACTTTAAGATCGACAATACAAATTTTCCAAATTTGGAATATTTTTGTACAGCCGTAACGTTACCCGGGGTTTCCCTGGGTGATGTTCCAATCCCGTATAAAGGTGTTAACCTTGCATTTACAGGTGATAGGATGGGATTTGAAGATCTTGCTATTCGGTTTAACGTTACTGAAAATATGGAAAACTATATAGAAACGTTTAACTGGTTAACTAACAGCGCACAGAAAAAAGATGCTGATAGGAATTATAAATTTGATGCAGTACTTCAGATATTGTCATCACATAATAATGTTAATAAAGAAATTGCATTTTCAGGGGTATTTCCTATATCTCTAAGCGCAACAGAATTCAACGCACAAGCAACAGATATAGAGTACGTACAAGCAGACTTAGTACTAAAATACACATCATTTGAATTTAGATAGGGGTTTACTTTTCTCGTAAACTGTGGTATAATATACGTTATGAACTTAGAAAATGTATTAGAAATGTGGAAAAAAGATAATGTTATTGATGAAATGGCATTAGATGAATCCTCCCGAGCAACAGCAAAACTACACTCCAAATACTTGGAGATATATAGTGTAAGCAGATTAAAATTGAAACAATTAGAATTAGACTTTAAGGTTTTACTTAGAGATAAGTTTAATCATTATAATGGTAAACTAACCCAAGACGAATTAAATGAAAAAGGATGGGAATACGATCCATTAAATGGACTAACAGTACTTAAATCCGATATGGATAAGTATTATGATTCAGATCCTATTATCCAAGAAATGCAAAAAAGAATAGCATATCAAGAAGAATTATGTAGTACTCTAAAAGAGATATTAGATAGCATTAAATGGCGTCACCAAACAATTAAGAATATGATTGAGTGGCGTAAATTTACTAGTGGAATATAAAATACATCAATACCGTTTCGATAATTTTACTAAACACGAAAACGTAATACATCAAGCTATGTCTGTTCTAGGACATACTGAAAGCCAAAGCGATATCGCTGATATTGATATATACAATCATTGTCATATATCAGAAGTTCCAGCCTGGAGCGAATATACTCTTATTTTTAAACCAACTGGTCCTACCAGTGATCACTTTGCAATAGATACCCACGGGTACGCTAATAGTTCTACACTAGCATTTAAAGAGCCGATTGGATTAAAAAAAGAATATACTGATAATTCCGATATATCAGAATTAATTAAATCTAAATCTAATAAATGGGATGATTCTATTATGGTTAAATGGAAAGACGATTTGAGAAAAAACTTTCCTAAAGATCATGTTCTCGTTATAGTACAACAACCTAAAGATGAAACAGTAGATGGATTCGGATTTGGTAACCATTGGACTAAAATTTGTAGTATTGTTGCCAAGTTATTAGTATCACAGACAAGACCGATTGTAGTTAAATTACACCCATCATTCCAGGATAAAAGAAAAACAAACCAGATTAACCAGTGGAAAAAATCTGGGATTAGGGTAATAGAAGGATATGTCAGTATTCATGATGTATTACCTAAAACAAGAGTAGCTATTACAGAAAATAGTACTGCTGGAATAGAATGTTTAATGCATCAGGTACCAATCATATCTTATGGATTTCCTGAATACCATTGGGCTACAAAACAATTACAATCATTAACCCAACTAGAAGATTTAATTACAGATTTAACTTGGCATGATCCATTCTACGCAAACAAGTTTATTAATTGGTACATATATGGTTATCTTTGTAGTGATATAAATAGTACTGTGAAACGATTAAAAGAAATTATCTAATGGATCAAATAAAGATTGTAAAGAAGAACCACGCGTTCATGTACATCGAAACAGATCCTAGTATTGAAATGGAACTGACTGAGCATTTCTGTTTTTATGTTCCTGGGTATAAGTTTATGCCTGCATATAGAAACAAATATTGGGATGGAAAAATAAGACTGTTTGATTCGCGTAAGAAAACTTTATACATTGGTTTATATAAGTATCTAAAGGAGTTTGCTGTACAGCGTGAATACGAAGTCCTGACGGCCTCTTCTAAGCAGTATGGTGAGTTAGATCCAGTTGAAGACAGAACATATATCAATAAAGAATGGTTAGATAATTTAAAACTAACATCTAATCAAGTACCAATTACACCCCGTGACTATCAGTTAAACGCTCTAGGACACTCGCTAACAAACAAAAATGCTTTACTATTATCTCCGACTGCATCCGGTAAATCTTTAATTATTTACTTAGCATCTAGATGGTATATAGATCACGATCCAAGTAAGAAGATATTAATTATAGTTCCAACTATTTCTTTAGTAGAACAAATGTATTCAGACTTTGCTGATTATAGTATGAAAGATGATTTTTTTCATATAGACGAATGGGCAAATAAAATACACGGTGGTGTTCAGAAGGGTGCAATGCTAGAAAGAATAGTTATATCTACATGGCAATCCATATATAAAAGACCTGCAGAATTCTTCCAGAACTTTGGAATGGTTATCGGTGATGAAGCACATCAATTTAAAGCTAAGTCATTAACATCCATTATGGAAAAATGTACAGAAGCAGAATATCGTATAGGAACTACTGGTACGTTGGATGGAACACAAACACATCAATTAGTATTAGAAGGATTATTTGGACCAGTAAATAAAGTAACTACAACAAAAGAATTAATCGATTCTGATCAGTTAGCTAAACTAGATATTAAAATGATCCTATTAAAATATAAAGAAGAGCACTGTAAAGAAATATCTAAACTAAAATACCAAGAGGAGTTAGACTTTATTGTAAGGTATACTCCCCGAAATAATTTTGTTTCTAACTTAGCTATTGACCTCGAAGGTAATAGTTTAATCCTGTTTAATTACGTCGAAAAGCATGGAAAACCCTTACATAACATCTTAAAAGAAAAACTTAAAGGTAAAGATAGGAAGCTTTTTTATGTCTCAGGCGAGACAGACGTGGACACGCGAGAGAGCGTACGCGCGATAACTGAGAAAGAAGAGAATGCAATTATTGTAGCTTCATTAGGCACATTCTCTACGGGTATAAATATAAAGAGACTACACAATTTAATCTTTGCTTCACCGTCAAAAAGCCAAATAAGAGTATTACAATCTATTGGTAGAGGACTTAGAAAAAGTGATAGAGATACACAAGTATTTGATATAGCAGATGATTTACATTGGAAGACTAAAAAGAACTATACTCTTGAACACGCTGCAGAACGAATAAAGATATATAGTAAAGAAAAATTTGATTACGAATTACACGAAGTAAATATTTAAATGGAAGAAGATTTAAAAGTAAGACACTTTAAACTCATTAATGGCGAGCAAATCATAGCTGCTGTTAACTCTAAAAATGATGACAATTGGTATCTTGGACTACCGGTTCAGATTACAGCTGGAATAATAAATGGCTATCAATTTTCACCATGGTTTCCTTTCTCGAAAGAAGAGAATTATAAAATAAGATTTACTAATGTTTTACAATCAACCCCAGTCGACGAAGAAATAAAAGAAGCTTATGTTAAGTTTGTTTTAAATGCTAAGTCAAATCTATCTAAACCCAAATTAGAAAGCCGATCTACTATGGAAATATTAGAAGAATTAGAAATGGAAGTTGATGATCAAATGGCTGAGATGTTTGAAGAAGAAGGGTTTATTGGTAAGAAGAAAACTATTCATTAGTGTACCTCTTCCCTCGAATGGACTCTATTATTATATCATAAAAAATGTGTTTTGTAAACCCCCTAGCGAAAATAAATTAAGGGGTTTACTTTTACCCAAAAGTATGGTATAATAGTACCTTCTATTAAAAAATGGAGATATAGAATTATGGCAACAAAAAAGAACAAGGCTCATTATATTAACAATAAGGAGTTTTCATTAGCAGTTGTAGAATACGTTAAAGAATGCGACAAAGCAAAAAAGAACGAATTACCAAAACCAACAGTTACGGATTATATTGCAAAGTGCTTTATAAAAATTTCAGAGGGACTATCGCACAGACCAAACTTCGTAAGATATACTTACAGAGAAGAAATGGTTATGGATGCCGTAGAAAACTGTTTAAGAGCAATCAATAACTATAAGATCGAAACCGCTACACGTACAGGTAATCCTAATGCGTTTAGTTACTTTACACAAATATGTTTCTATGCTTTTATCCGTAGAATTACGAAAGAGAAAAAGCAACAAGAAATTAAATTCAGGTTCATTGAAAAAATGGGTATTGATGATTTTGTAGAAATGGGTATGGATGGTGCAGGTGCTGAAGAGACTATGAACTATGTTGATACACTTAGACAAAGGATAAGTACTGTTAGAAAGAAAGATGAAGCAGTAAAAGATTTTGCAAAAAAAGAAAAGGAAATAGAAAAGCTAGAGCTTTTCATGAGATAAATGAAAGTAGCAATATTAAATGATACGCATTGTGGCGTCCGAAACTCTTCAGACATTTTCTTAAATTATCAAGAAAGATTCTATGAAGAAGTATTTTTTCCTTATCTAAAAGAACATAAGATTAAAAACATCCTCCACCTAGGGGATTATTATGAACATCGCAAGTTTGTGAATTTTAAAGCTCTTAATGCAAATCGTAAACATTTTCTTGAACCTTTGCGTGATGCTGGTATTACTATGGATATCATTCCTGGTAATCATGATGTATACTTTAAGAATACCAATGAACTATGCTCCTTAAAAGAACTATTAGGTTACTTTACCACTAACGTAAACATTGTTATGAAGCCAACAGTTTTGGACTACGATGGTTTAAAGATTGGGGTATTACCTTGGATTAATAATGCTAATCTAGAAGAATATACTAAATGGGCAATGCAATGTCAAGCACCAATACTAGGAGCTCACTTAGAATTAAAAGGTTTTGAAATGATGGCAGGTATGCCTAATCCACATGGTATGAATGCAGATATCTTCTCGAGATTTGAATCTGTATTAACAGGACATTTCCATACTAAATCAAGTAGGGATAACGTTCATTATCTAGGTTCTCAAATGGAGTTTACCTGGGCAGATGTAGACGATCCTAAATACTTTCATGTATTAGATACAGATACACGCGAGCTTACGCCCGTGCGTAACCCACTTACTATATTTAAAAAAGTAGTTTATGATGACAGTAAATTAGATTATAACGAAGTAGATGTTACCCAATACGAAAAACATTTCATTAAATTAATTGTTATAAATAAAAATGACTTATATATGTTCGACAAGTTCGTAGATAAGTTAAATAGTATTGAAACCTATGAACTAAAAATAGCAGAAAGCTTTGAAGAGTATCTTGGAGAAAGCGTCGAAGACGAGAAAATATCCATGGAAGATACAACAACACTTCTAGATTCATATGTTGATGCAGTAGAAACAGATCTTGATAAAGATCATATTAAAGTAGAGCTCCGTAAGCTTTATACGGAGGCACAGAATCTAGAGATATTATGATAAATTTTAAATCATGCGAGTGGAAAAATTTCTTATCCACTGGAACAGACCCAATTAAGGTCTTATTGAATAAATCCCCAACAACACTTATAGTAGGACAAAACGGTGCAGGTAAATCCACTTTACTAGATGCTATGTCCTTTGCGTTGTTTAATAAACCCCATAGAGATATTAACAAAGGACAACTAGTTAATTCTATTAATCAAAAGAAAGCAGAAGTTACTGTTGAATTTGATATAGGTGGACAAGAATTTAAAATTGTCCGTGGTATTAAACCGGCTAAGTTTGAGATATGGCAGAATGGTAATATGATTAATCAATCTAGTAACGCTAGGGATTACCAAAAGTTTTTAGAACAAAACATATTAAAACTTAATCATAAATCATTTCACCAAGTAGTTGTATTAGGGTCTAGTTCTTTTATTCCATTTATGCAATTACCTGCTTGGTCCCGTAGGTCTGTAATAGAAGATCTTTTGGATATTAATATATTCTCTAAGATGAATACATTATTGAAAGAACGTAATACAAAGATAAGAGATGAGTTAGTTGATATTAGCCACCAGATAGAATTACTTAAGACTAAGATTACAGGTCAATCAAAGTATATAAAAGATCTAGAGTCGTTAAACCAAGATCAAATTGACAATAAAAGAGATTCTATTAAAGTACATAAGCAAACTATAAAAGACACATTTGAAGAATCTAAAAAGTTAGGTAAGAATCTAGAGACATTATTAAAAGGCGAAGAGAAAAGACATAAAGAAAATCTAAACCAATCGTCCGAATTAAAATCATTAGATCTAAACTATAACCAAAAAATCAAGGATCTAGTCGATCAAGCAAGATTCTATGAGGACAACGACCATTGTCCAACCTGCGATCAAGATGTAGGACCAGAATTAAAAGAAAAGAAAATACAGCTAATCCAAAATTCTGCTAAGGGTATACAACAGGAAAAGGCTGGATTAGAAAAAGAAATCCACACTTTACAACACCAACTAAGAGAAATCTCTGATAAAACTAATATCCTAAAACAAAAACAATCTAAGATTAATTCTAACAATGAAAGAATTTCTGTAATACAGAAAGAAATAGATAAGATCCAAAAAGAAATTAATCAATTGAATAGCCAAACTGGTGATACCGGTGCTGCTAAGAAAGAGTTAAAAGCCCTAAGGACAAACAAAGAAACTATTATCGATAAGAAAATAGAATACGTTGAAGAAAGAACCTATAACGAAGTAATAGGAGAAATGCTAAAAGACACTGGTATTAAAACTAAAGTCATTAAACAATATCTTCCTGTTATGAATAGGTTAATCAATAATTATTTACAAGTGTTAGATTTCTTTGTTGCATTTCACTTAGATGAAAACTTTAATGAAACAATTAGATCTCGCCATAGAGATAGTTTTAATTATGCATCGTTTTCTGAAGGAGAGAAACAAAGAATAGATTTAAGTCTCCTATTTACATGGAGACAGATTGCTAAGTTAAAAAACAGTGCCTCGACAAATCTTTTGATACTCGACGAGACATTTGATAGTTCACTAGACCACGACGGAGTAGAAAGTCTGACCAAAATATTAGATACATTAGACGAAGATAGCAACACCTTTATTATATCCCACAAAGGCGATGTATTAGAGAATAAATTTAGATCAAAAATAGAGTTCTTTAAGCAAAAGAACTTTTCCAAAATCAGATAAAAGGAATCTAAAATGGATAACGAACCATTTGAAATCATGTATGTCGAATATAAGCTTAAGATGAATCCATATGGTATTCAATTTTGTGATAATGAAGACAAGCTTACTATGGAACAATTAGAAAGACATGGTTTCTCCAGCGGAGATAAGTTTGTATTGTATACAGACACAGAAGGCAAAATTTGTCTTAAGAAAGATCGCGACTGGTCATCAAACCCCTGGCCTTTCTAGAACCAAGCACCCATAGTTCAACTGGATAGAACATCGGCCTTCTAAGCCGAGGGTTGGAGGTTCGAGTCCTCCTGGGTGCGCCAATTAATAAATAATCGTATCGTTTCGTCACAACTACGTGAAATATCGTAAAAAAGTGAGTTATTTTAGGGGGGAGGGGGTTCTCAAGCACTCAAAAATACGGTATAATACATACATCATTTAAAAAAATAAGGAGTTTTATATGTTACAAAGTTCGATTCTACCAAAGCTACTAGCTAAAGAAAACATTACTATTAAGCATGGTAATTACCACACTGCGTGGTTTGATGTTAAAGATCGTGTTCTAGGTTTACCTATGTGGAAAGATATGGGTAAAGATGTTTATGATCTTTTAGTAGGTCATGAAGTATCCCATGCATTACATACTCCTTTCGAAGGATGGCACGATAGCCCAGAAAAATTAGCAGGTGCTCCAAGATCATATCTTAACGTTGTAGAAGATGCCAGGATCGAAAAATTTATTAAGAATATTTACCCAGGTCTAGTTGGACCTATGGCACGTGGATATAAGGTTTTAAAAGAAGATGGATTCTTTGGTGATGTAGATGATTTAGAATGGAATGAAGTTAAGCTTATCGATAAGTTAAACATCAAAGCTAAATTAGCACATCTTGCAACCGTTCCTTTTAATTCAGAAGAACTAGTCTTCTTTGATAGAATGATGAAAACAGAAACTTTCGATGAAGTTGTACAGTTAGCAAAAGATATCTTAGCTTATACAAAAGAAAACCAACCAGAACTATTGGAACCAAAACCACAGGAACAACCAGATACTGATGGTATACCAATGGAAGATAATGAAGACATACCCCAAGGCCATGACGATATGGAACCAGAAGAGGGTGTAGGCGAACAAGAAAACGAAACAACAGAAGATTCCGATTCTGCAGATGAAGATGGGGATTCAGCCACTGAGGAGCCTGACGGCCAAGGTGGGGATGACAATCCAGATTCTGCAGATGAAGATCTAGAAGGTGATCCTAATAATGCAGAGATTTCCAAACAACCGGAACATTCAGAAGAAGATGTTTCTAAGACAGACGAAGCTTTTAGGAGAAACGAAGAATCTCTATTAGATATAGATGAAAATGGTTCACAAAAAGTATTAATTAATGACGTTAGTAAATCTAAAAGAAACATTGCAGTTATACCTTACGCAAAATTAAAAGCAGATAGATTGTCAAATGATTACATTAATGAAAATGATTCCAGATATGATGGGTTCAAAGAATACGTTAAAGAAACCAAGAGATCTGTTAACTTCGCTGTTAAAGAATTCGAACAAAGAAAGGCAGCATTCCAATACACTAGAGCTACTACTGCTAAAACTGGTCGTATCGATGTTAATAAGCTTTGGTCTTATAAAACATCAGAAGATATCTTTTCTCAAGTTACTAGATTGGCAGATGCTAAAAATCACGGTATGATTATGATCGTAGATTTTTCAGGTTCTATGGCTCAATCAATGCCATATGTTATGGATCAGCTTCTTCATTTGGTTATGTTCTGTAAATCAGTTCAAATTCCATTTGATGTTTATGGGTTTACATCTAATAATACCGAATCATTTAACGGAAAAGATGGTGATCTTTATATGGATAATTTATCCATGCCTCTTATATGTTCATCTTCGCTTAACAAAAAAGATTATGAAGATTCAATAAGACATATGTACGGTAGAAAACAATCCAGAAGCTGGTATGATGCTCTTTCTAAGTACGAAGAATATGGTTCAACACCTTTAAATCAAGCGCTATTCGTAGCTCATCATTTGGTTAAAGAATTTAAGGTCAAGCATCAGGTCCAAAAAATGAATTTAGTTACCTTTACAGATGGTGATTCAAATGGATTAAATGCAATTCAATCACGTGCTTTAGAATCTAAGAAGATAGAAACTAATGCTTACAATGGTGGTTATCAAGCTATCATCGATGGCAAAAGAATCGATCTTGGTAAAAGATATAATTGTACTAAAGAGCTTCTACTTAACCTAAGCAAAAGATATAATACTAAAACAATAGGTTTCTTTATGGCTGATGATGCTAGTCATTGGAGAGAAAGATTATACTCAATGAAAAGAGATATTGAGAATGGCGAATACAATTATGAGATGTATGATGATTTCAAAAAAGACTGCGCAGCAGAATACAGAAAGAACAAATGTGTTGCTAGAAAAAATGCATTTGGATATGATCAATACTACTTATTAAAAGGTGGTAAAAATCTATCTGCAGAGAACGAAGAGTTCGAAATATTTGGTAATGAAACAGATGCTCAGCTAAGAAATGCTTTCAAAAAGCATTCTAAAGGAAAGAAATTAAACAAAGTTCTTATGACATCATTTGGTAAAGAAGTTGCTTAATATGCCAAAAGAATCTAAAAGTTCACGTAATTGTGACGAAAAAAAGGTTTACAAGGAGCCAGAAATACGGTATAATACATACATTAAAAAATAAAACTGAGGAGTTAATATATTATGAAAAAAAGTGAAATGAAACAATCAACCAGAATTATCTTAGAAGAGATATCTAAGAAATTCCCAGGCCAAACGGACTTCCGTAGAGCAATCATCGAAGATGTTGCCAAGTCTTTTGGTTACACCCAGAAGGATTTCTATCCTTTACTTACACCAGCAAACAGAGTTAAGATCGGTACTTACTCTCTAGATGGTTTACTGCCCGAGGATACTAAAATCGATTCAATCCCAAATTCTGCCGTTGCTATGGCTACTTCAGTTACTTCAATTGGTAATGATGAAAGGACTTTTGCAAAAGCAGATCCTACATTCGTACCATGGGGTCCTTACACAGACATTATGAAAATAATTAAATCAGAAATGTTTTACCCTACATATATTTCAGGTCTATCTGGAAATGGTAAAACCTTTATGGTCGAACAAGCTTGTGCTAAAGCTGGTAAAGAATTCATTAGAGTTCAGATTAACCCTGAAACAGATGAAGATGATTTACTTGGTGGATTTAGATTGATTAATGGTGAAACAGTTTTCTCTAAAGGTCCAGTTCTAAAAGCAATGGAAAATGGTGCAATACTTTTACTCGACGAAATCGATAGAGCTACTAACAAGATCATGTGTCTTCAAGGTATCTTAGAAGGTAAACCAGTCCTAGTTAAAAAGACTGGTGAAATGATTTCTCCTGCTAAAGGATTCAACGTTATAGCTACTGCGAATACTAAAGGTAAAGGTTCAGAAGATGGCAGATTTACTGCAGCTTCTATAATCGATGAAGCTTTCTTAGAAAGATTTACTATCTCTATAGATCAACTATTCCCTTCTATCGCAATCGAAAAGAAAATCCTACACAAACATATGGATAAATTCGATTCTTTAGATTTAGAATTTGCAGATAGATTAGTCACATGGGCTGATATTATCAGAAAGACTTTCTATGATGATGGTGTCGATGAAGTTATTTCTACACGTAGGCTTTGCCACGTTGTCCAAACATTTTCTATCTTTAATGATAGAATGAAAGCTATCGATCTTTGTATTTCTAGATTCGACGAAGACACTAAGTCAGCGTTTCTAGATCTTTACACAAAAGTTGATTCAGGAGTTATCACAGAAGATACTCCTGATGTATTAGAAGAAAACCCAGAGTCAGAGGAGGATTTATATTAATGGCAAATAAACCAGATTACAAATTTAACGAAGGAGCTCTAATTGCAGAGCTTCAAGCGTATATCGATGAAACCTACGGGGGACATTATTCTAAAAACAAATTCCAATCTACAGAATTTATATCCGACTGCGGTCATGGTATAGGTTTTGCAATTGGTAATATATTAAAATATGCACAGAGATACGGCCGTAAAGGTCATAGAAGTGATCATAGGAAAGATCTTATGAAAGTATTACACTATGCATTAATCGCGCTTAGCGAGCACGACAGGGACATTAAACTATGATTAAATTGATTAAAAGAACAATAATGTTTGTTATTGATTGTTGGAGAATTATAATGGATAACAGATATAACCCTTTAAGGTTTATTGCTGATCCGTCAATACAAGCTTATTTTACAATGGCTTTATTTATTATGTGGAGCGCTTATTTTGGAATCGTAGCATGGGTTTGGATTGGATGGGAGAACTACAGTATAGTATCTTCTATTTGGATTCACTTAGCTGTAATAATTCCTATAATGGTAACAAACATGGTATTTAGACAAGCAGAAGAAAATGGTAGAGTTTGGGTCAAAGATTGGGATCAATATAAAACCTTTAAGGGGAAAAAATAATGAAACTTAGTTTACCAAACTCAGGATCGAAATGGTTCTTACCAATGCATGCATGTATAATGACATCTATTCTTATATTTTCACTTTGGGCAAACGATGTATTTGCAAGTGATGAAAATGGGGATAGGTTTTGCTTAGCCCAAAATATTTATTTCGAAGCAGGTAATCAACCATTCGCAGGAAAAATGGCTGTAGCTCATGTAACTTTAAATAGAGTATTTGATCTACAATTTCCAAATGAAATCTGCGATGTGGTATATCAAACAAAATCTTATTACAAATCTTGGTCTGGAGAAATGATTCCAAATCGAGGAATGTGTCAGTTTAGCTGGTACTGTGATGGGAAATCTGATGAACCTAAAGATTCAATAACATGGATAGAATCTATTCGAATTGCAGACATTGCCTTGAATTCATCTAACTATGATATTACAGAAGGTGCTTTATGGTACCATGCAGATTACATACACCCTTACTGGGCAGATCATTTAACTTATGTTATTCAAATCGAAACCCATAAATTTTACAAATAGGGATTTACATTCAACCAAAACTATGGTATAATGATACCATCAAATAAATTAAATAGGAATATATTATGAAATTGTCAGAAGACACTATCGCAGTTCTAAAGAACTTCGCAACTATTAACCCCAACCTGGTAGTTAAACCAGGGCAAAAGCTAAAAACAATTGCTGAATCAAAAACAATTATGGCCGAAGCAGATATCGTAGAAGACTTTCCAAACGAATTTGGCATCTACGATCTGAATGAATTCTTATCTGTTCTGTCTTTAATACCTGATGCAGATCTAGAGTTCTTCGATAATCATATTATAATTAAAAACGAACAACAAAAAGTTACTTATTATTATTCTAACCCAGAAATTCTAACAACACCTTCTAAGGCTATTACAATGCCAAATGCAGAAGTTGGTATGAATTTGTCTGCAGAAGATTTAAAAAAGATTAACCAATCAGCCGGAGTACTTGGTCATAGTGATTTAAGTTATGTCCAAGATGATCATACATATGCTAAAGTATTTGATTCAAAAGATGTTACTGCAAATCAATATACGCTTGATTTAACTACACAAGCAGATGTAAAAGTACCAAACAAATTTAATTTCGATTTTAACATCGCTAATTTAAAATTGTTACCCGGAGATTATTACGTTTCTCTATCTAGTTCTAAGATATCGAATTGGACTAATTCGAATTATCCAGTAGAATATTTTATAGCTTTAGAGAATACAACAGAATTTCATGTATAAATATACCATGAAAAGAAAAACATCGCCAATTATGGGATGTTTAATTTGTCAACCTATAGGAGAATATCATGACAGATACAAATGAAACGGCAGCTCCAGAAGCTGCAGCACCTGGAATTACACTTGGTGACATGGCAACGATGGTTCAAATCGTTGATCTATGTTCTAAGCGTGGTGCATTCGAAGGTCCCGAGCTCGAGACCGTTGGAGCATTAAGATCCAGAGTGGTTGCTTTCGTCGAGGCAAATCAGCCTAAAGACGGTGAAGCACCAGAAGGCGCTGTTCCAGAAATGGAAGCAGAACCTGTTGAAGATTCAGAAGAATCTTAATCGGTGGGGCTTCGGCCCCGCTTACTTTATTATTTAGGAATATATTATGAACAAGAATGAAAACAAGTCGCTACTCAGCGCACTCAAAAAAGGTACTGTTACAGTATCATTTAGAAAAATAGACACAGGGGAACTACGAGTTATGCCCTGTACTCTCAATCCCACAGTATTAGAAGCAAATGGTGTAGCAATGCAAATTGACTATTCCGAGAAAAACATGGAGCATTATGCTGTCTGGTCAATAGACAAAAATGCCTGGAGATCTTTTAGATTAGATACTGTTGAAGGTTGGGAAGTACTATGACAGAATTTTTATGGGTCGAGAAATATCGACCAGCTACTATTGCAGAGGTAATTTTGCCTTCCCACATAAAAGCAACGTTCGAGCAAATTGTTAACGGAGGTGACTTACACAATATGCTTCTAACCGGCACGGCCGGCGTGGGGAAAACTACAGTTGCTAAGGCACTTTGCAATGAACTAGGATTAGATTTTCTAATCGTGAATGGTTCAGAAGAAGGTAATATTGATACCTTAAGAAATAAAATCAAACAGTTCGCAAGCACTGTTTCTCTCTCGGGTGGATATAAGGTCGTAATACTCGATGAAGCGGATTACCTAAATCCACAATCCACCCAACCAGCTTTACGTGGGTTCATAGAAGAATTCTCTTCGAACTGCAGATTTATTCTGACATGCAACTTTAAGAATAGGATAATTCAACCCTTGCATTCTAGGTGTACTGTTATAGAATTTAACGTAGCCAAAAAAGATATGCCTGATCTATGTAAACAATTCTTAAATCGTTGTGAAATGATTCTTAAAATGAACGACGTTCATTATGAGAAACAAGTACTAGCAGAACTTATTATGAAACATATGCCAGATTGGCGTAGGGTTATTAATGAATTGCAGCGCTATGGGTCTGGTGGTAGTATAGATACTGGTGTATTGGTTAATTTATCTGATGATTCTATAGACGATCTAATTAGGTTTCTTAAGATGAAAGACTTCAGAAAGATGAGACAATGGGTTGCAGACAATATGGATAGCGAACCAGCTGCTATATTTAGAAAGCTATATGACACAATGTATGATTATGTCGATGCTAAATCTATACCACAACTCGTTCTTATCTTAGCTGATTACCAATATAAAAATAGTTTTGTCGCAGATCATGAATTGAATCTTGTGGCATGTTTAACAGAGGTAATGGCAAATACGGAGTTTAACTAAATGTCTATTCACGCATTGAACGAAATACAGATTATGGAAAGTACGGTAAAAGAAATACAAGGACAATTGCAGGCAGCTTATGCCCGCATTGGTGTTCTTACAGATGAACTAAATAAATATAAGACTAAGTATAGAAACGAAGTCGATGACAATTTTGACCAAAAGATTAAGCAAAAAAGTATGACTGAATTAAATTATGACGGGAATGAAACCCGTGGAAGGTATGGAGAAGATGAATCCATTTGATTTTATAAATGCAATTAACTTTACTAAAAAAGATTTAATTGTAGATGATGTAACTGAAAAAGCATATCAACCATTTTTAGTAAATAGAACGTTATCTCATTTTAAAGATACTGTTCTATATGCGAATGAAATGAATGTAAACCACCACCTAGATAACCGTCTTCAAAACGATTTTTTTATAAATATAATAACAAAGAAAAAAAGATTCTCCAAATGGGTTAAACCATCGGAGATTGAAGATTTGGATTGCATTAAGAAACATTATGGATATAGCAATGAAAAAGCAAAGTCTATATTATCTCTTCTTACTGGCGATCAAATTAAACAAATAAAACTGAGGATGACTAAAGGTGGAAGAACAAAATAATGAAATTAGACCATGGACTCCCAACGATATGTTGGAAGTCACAATAAACGAACCCGATGATTTTTTAAAAATCAGAGAAACACTTACTCGTATCGGGGTCGCATCACGAAAAGATAATAAACTATTCCAATCATGCCATATATTGCATAAACAAGGAAGATACTTTATTGTCCACTTCAAAGAATTATTTCTATTAGATGGTAAGCCATCTAATTTGATAGAGAATGATGTACAGCGTAGGAATACAATTACTACTCTGTTATCTGATTGGGGATTAGTCACTATGGTGAAACCTTCCCAAGCTAAGGACGTAGCTCCGCTTAGACAAATAAAGGTAATACCTTTTAAAGAAAAAGTCGAGTGGGAATTATGTCCAAAATATAATATTGGTAATAATCAATCTAAAGATTAAACCTGTATAAATATAACTGAAAGAGTGCGGTATTGGACCGGCTCTAAATAACCTTGCTATTTATAGGAGGAACTAAATATGGTAAGAAATACAATGAACGTACCGCGTTCTTTATTCGTAGGCTTTGAGCCTTTATTAGACGAGCTGGAGAGGATTCACTCTGCAGGGAAATCACCAGGAGATAACTATCCGCCACATAATGTGGTGAAGATCGATGAAGAGAAATTTTTAATCGAAATGGCATTAGCTGGTTTTCGACAAGAAGACATATCAGTTGAGGTCAAAGATGGGATTCTCAAGGTTAAAGGTGAGATGGCTAAGGATGACCGCGAATTCGCGTATAAGGGTATATCGTCCCGCAAATTCGAGAAGAGCTTCCGCCTCTCTGAATTTGTCGTAATCGACGGTGCTGATCTTAGTGATGGAATACTTGTAGTGTATGCTAGGGTAGAACTTCCAGAAGAGAAGCGTCCTAGGGAGATCAAAATAGGGTCTGCTGGGGCATCAACAAAGAAAGAATTCCTGAAAGGGTAATTCTCAATTAGCGACACTCAGTAGATGGTGTAAAAACTTTTTACTGGAGATAAATCATGACAAAAATAAAAGCCTACGTGGCTGAACATGAAATCGCTAAGACCTTAATTGACGCGTTACAAGCTACATTGGTGTTTGGAGTATGTATTGGTACAGCTCCTGCATTAATTTGGTTAGCAACACTTAATTAAGCAATTAGAAAACTTGGGTGAGGAGGGGAAACTCTCCTCCACCTTTTTTGAATTAGGGGGTTTACATCCTCGTTAAATTATGGTATAATATACTTATGAATTTTTACACAAATGTGTCTCGTTATGGTAATATGCTTCTCTACAGAGGTATAGAAAATGGTAAACGTGTACAAAAGAAAATCAAATACAAACCTACACTCTTCGTAGGAACTAACAAAGCAAGCAAATGGAAATCTCTCGATGGGAAACCTGTTGCTCCTGTTCAATTCGAATCGATGCGAGATGCTAAAAACTGGATCCAAGAAAACCAGTATGTAGCCGGCAGACATATCTTTGGCAATACCAGACACCAAGCCTGCTTAGTCAATGATCTATTCCCTGGTGAAATAGAATTCGATAGATCTAAAATTAACGTAACAACAATCGATATAGAAGTTCAATCCGATGATGGCTTCCCAGAACCTGCAGAAGCTGCTAAGACCGTAACTGCTATTTGTCTTAAAAATAATATAGACAATACCTATTATGTCTGGGGCTTAGGCGATTACGATGTATCAAAAGCAATCATGAAAACAAATCGCGTAGTTTACAAAAAGTGCGCAGATGAAAAAGAATTACTAATAGACTTTATTAATCACTGGGCTACACCCTCGCATACACCTGATGTTATAACTGGCTGGAACTCTAAGTTCTTCGATATACCTTATCTGGTCAATCGTATTCGTAGAGTATTTGGGCCTGACCTCGGCGAAGAGAATATCAAAAAGCTTTCTCCTTGGGGAATGGTAGAACGTAGAGAAGCTAGAATAGCTTACAAGTCTGCAAACCGTGATGAAACATTCGAATTCCAAGGTATATCCCAAATGGATTATATGGAAGTATTCAAGAAGTTTGGTTATGCTTATGGTCAACAAGAATCATATTCGCTTAATAATATTGCTCACGTAGTACTTGGCGAAAAGAAACTATCCTACGAAGAACATGGTTCTCTATATAATCTTTACAAAGCAGATCACCAAAAGTTTATTGATTATAATATCAAAGATGTAGAATTAGTCGATCGCTTCGAAGATAAAATGGGATTAATTACATTAGCTATGACTATGGCTTATCGTGGTGGTGTTAACTATTCAGATACGTTTGGTACTACTGCAATATGGGATTCTATTATCTACCGTGATCTATACCAAGATAACATTATAGTTCCTTTCCCAAAAGATTCAGAGAAAGGTAATTATCCTGGTGGTCATGTCAAAGAACCATATATTGGTATGCATGAACATGTAGTTAGTTTCGATTTAAACTCCCTATATCCATCTATCATTATGCAGTTTAATATGTCACCAGAAACTATTAAGAATGAATATAGTCCAGAACTAGATGTAGAAACAGTCTTATCTAAACCTAATATTAACAGACCAGATAACACTGGCATTGCAGCTGGTGGTCAACACTTCGATACTTCTAAACAAGGCGTACTGCCTAAGATCATCGAAGAGATGTACACAGAACGTGTTACTGTTAAAAAAGATATGATCAAATATCAACAACAGCTACAAAAGACAGAAGATAAACAAGACATATTTGATTTACAAAGAAAGATATCTCTTGCAGAAAATAGGCAAATGTCTATCAAGATTCTACTTAACTCTCTTTATGGTGCTCTTGGTAACCGTTACTTCAGGTTCTTCGACCAAAGAATTGCAGAAGCTATTACACTATCTGGCCAAGCTATTATCCGATGGGGTGAAAATGCAATTAATGAATACCTAAATAAACTATTATCAACTAAGAAAGATTATGTTATTACCATCGATACAGATTCACTATACGTTGGACTAGGCGATCTAGTAAATAAATTTAATCCTAAGAATAGCGTAGACTTCCTAGATACTGTTTCAAAAGATAAACTAGAACCTGTATTCGTAAAAGCTTACCAAGAATTCTACGATAAGTTTGGTGGATTCCAAAACAAAATGGTTATGTCTAGAGAGGTTATAGCAGATCGTGGCATCTACCTAGCTAAGAAAAGATATATTCTAAATGTAATAGATAACGAAGGTGTAAGATATAAAGTACCAAAGATTAAAACCATTGGCGTAGAAGCTAACAAAAGTTCTACACCTGAAGTTTGCAGAGAAGCTTTAAAAGAAACATTCAAAGTTATTATATCAGAAGATCAGAAAACTGTTCAGAAAGCAATTAAACAATTCAAAGAACATTTCTTTTCTTTACCACCATATCAAATTGCCTTCCCGCGTGGCGCGAACAACATTACTGGCTATGCAGATTCGGCTACGATTTATAAGAAAGGCACACCTATTCACGTACGTGGTGCTTTACTTTATAACAAGAAAAAGCAAGATCTAGATCTAACCAAATATCCAAACTTAAGAAATGGCGATAAGCTAAAGTTTATTTACCTAAAGCAACCTAATCCTCTTAAAGAAAATGTTATTGCTTTCCCAGATTACTTACCAGAAGAATTTGGATTAGAACAATACATCGATAAAGAATTACAATTCGAAAAGACATTCTTAGATGCTATCGAAGCTATTTTACAACCTATTGGCTGGACATCTAGTCCACAAATGACATTGGACTTATTTTTTGAATAATATGACGAGAGCTATATACGTAGGGACAGAGCCAGGAAAGAATCCGCCGAATAAGTCCCAAACAATAAAAAGGATAACTAAATGGTCAATAGAAGCTAATCTAAAAGATTGGACATGGACTAACATCTCAGACCCAGATCATCTAGAACAAATTAAAGGATTAAGAGTAATAGCTATGGGAAATATCGTAGCTAAATACTTTGACAAACATAATATAAAACATTTAAAAGTACCCCACCCTAGTGGATTAAACCGTATGTGGAATGATCCAGATCTAGAACCCAAAGTGATTAACGAAATTAGGGGGTTTACATCACACTAAAACTATGGTATAATATACCACTATACGGAGAAATATATGAAAAATATTAAACTAATGAGACTTACATCTGGCGAAGAAATTATCGCGAATGTAGATCTAAATGGAATTGATACTGATACAATCATCTTTAAAGATGCAATTGTTCTTATACCAGCTGGCGAAGGCAAACTAGGATTTATGCCGTTTATGCCTTACACGAAAGGATCAGAAGATGGTATAGAAATAGATCTTAAATTTGTAATGTTTATGGTTGATCCAGTAGAAGATCTATTGAAACAACACCAAGCAGCTTTTAGCTCAATTGATCTATCAGCAGCATCGAATACAGGAATCATCGTCTAATGAGTCAGGATTGGGTAAAAGATATTAATAAAATGCAATCCAAATATGGTGTACATAAATGGATGAAAAATGCTACAGCAGATCAGCAATTAGAATATCTAAAATTTAGAATTAAATTCATTGAAGAAGAATTCAACGAACTACAATCTGCAGCGTATCACATTGACTCAGAAGAAACAGTCGATGCACTAATAGATATATGCGTTGTTGCAATTGGAACTTTAGACGCTTTCAATATCGATGGTCATAAAGCATGGGACGAAGTCCTAAAAGCTAATATGAAAAAACAAGTCGGTGTTAAAGAAACAAGACCTAACCCCCTGGGCTTACCAGATCTAATCAAACCTGAAGGTTGGGAAGGTCCAGATCACGAAGGAAATTATGGTATCTTGTACGATTTTTAATAACATCTATGATAACCAAACGGATAAAAGAATGGACTACAAATCGTTCGATCAGTTCGAGTCCATCTTATATAGGCTCGCAGAGTCTACAAAATACCCTACTAAATCTGAAGCTCCTCTTATCAGTCCTGCTACATATTTGCCTGATAGTACTCGTGCTAACGATAACGTGGTTTCTTGGGGCGGTTTTGGTATTCTCGATGTTGATGATTTTGTAGGCAACATAAAAGATATAGAGAAAAAATATGAACAATTTAGATATGTTTGCTATTCTACTGCTTCTTCTACTACTGATAAACCTCGTTTTAGATTAGTTTTTCCTTTAGATAGATGGGTAGAAAAAGATGAAATCAAACACTTCTGGTTTGCACTTAATAAAGAAATCGGTGGAATCGCTGATGCACAAACTAAAGATTTATCTAGGATGTATTACATACCTGCTAAATATAAAAACTCTAACAATTTTATTTTTAGTCATGATGGTGATGTTATGGACGTCGGCAGTTTATTAGAATCACATCCTTATTTTCAACAATCGGAAAACTTCTTTGATAGATTACCCGAGGGTATAAAGAAGGGATTGATCGAACACAGAAAGAATCAATTAAAAAATACTTCTTATAGTTGGACTAATTATGATGATTGTCCATTTGTAAATAAGAAACAAGTTAACGAATATAAAGCTATACAAGGTACCGGTTGGTATTCACAAATGTATAAGATAATGGTTTCAACGGCAGGTAATGCTTTGAATAAAGGATATCCAATTACATCAAAAGAGGTTGCGCATATCTGCAGAACTCTAGATAATGAAACAGGTAATTGGTATTTAAAACGTGATATGGAAAAAGAGGCAGATCGTGCAATCGAATTTGTATTTAGAAATCAGGGGCTGTAGCTCAGTAGGGAGAGCGACGCGTTTGCAACGCGTAGGTCGTGGGTTCGATCCCCTCCAGCTCCACCATTTATAGGAGAATAATATGGGAATTCAAGTATTAGGCAACAACGTTTTAGTTGCTGAAACAGAAAAAGAAGAACAATCAGCAGGTGGTATAATACTTACCGAAGCGATTGATAAAGGTAATAAACCAGGATTAGTACTCGCAGTCGGAGATGAGGTATTAAATATCCAATCAGGCCAAAGAGTATTTTTAAAATGGTCAGAATCTATGCCAGTCAATGTAGATGGTAAAGCCGCAGTTATAATTAGTCA